CAATGGCGAAGGATATTTGTAAGCTTTTCAGCAGATAGCCCAGAGAACACAATTGGTATTGAAATACTTAGACAACACATATACGAACACCAAAAAGACTTACTCACAGAAAACGCCCTTTGGTATAAGCACTTCTCACGTAACCCTTATAACCCCTATTTAAGATGATCAAATTAGATATAAACAGCGAATTACCAACAGCCGTTAAGTGGACAAATGAGCATACAAAACAACTTCCCTTTTCAATCTCTCAAGCCTTAAATTCTACTGTTGGCGGTTCACGTTTCTTACCCGGATCTCAACAGTCAAGCATTGTTAAAGCAATGGAGCGCACGAGCCAACGTGCCTTTAACAAACCAACTGCATACACTACTAAGGCATGGAGATTAGGTAAGAGAGCAAACAAAAGAAACCTCGCGGCTGAGTTATTACCAAAAGATTTACCCGGTACAGGCGACAGAGAGCCACACCTAAGACACAGCATCACAGGCGGTAAACGTGGTCTTAAACCATTTGAGGCAAAGATAGCCTCACACCCATTAGCTAAACTCCCCGCTGGTAGCAAACTCGTACCAGCCACAGTAAAGAGAAATGCATTTGGTAACGTCACACAAAAAACTATAGGAGCTATATACGACAGCATTGGAACAGGTGTATTCGTTGGCAAACCAAAAGGAAAGGGCCGCCCACCCGGTGTATATAGTCGCGGTCAACATTTAATAAAAGGAACTAACACCGTTGCTGATGCAGTATTACGCCCTCTATTCATTGCTGTATCCTCTACCTCTTACAGCCCTATCCTTCGCGTAGAACAAACAGCTAGACAAGTTGCTAACAAAGAATTTGGTAATCAATTTAGATTCTGGCACACAAAAAACGTTAGAGAATCTACCCGTAAAGGAAAAGCTGACCTGAACAGGTGGTAAACCAGCCGATTCCTTGAGACCCCTTACAAACACTAGGTTCTTTCTGACTTGACTATCGTGGGTCATCCGAAGGCTCGATATTTTTTTAGCGTGGAAAATTTACCGACCTTAACAACTTCGCAAGTTGGTTTACTATGTAGTCGTAGGGACTTAACAAATAGACTAAATGTTCATTACTTTTGCAGACTTAGCAAAGCTGAAAGGCGTTAGTAGATCAGCGGTTTCGCAGAGAAGGCAAACGGGAATATTAAAGGATGCAATTGTTAAGGTGAACGGTCGGGAGTTACTTAACAAAGATGAGGCGGTGAGATTATGGGATCAAAATAGTGTTCCAGCTCCTAAACCAATTACAGCGCAGACAAAAAAAGAATTAAAGAAACAAGTTGATGGAATGGCAGCCGATGAGATCCCTGATTTCAATATTTCACGTGCGAAGAAAGAGTTCTATACAGCAGAATTAGCCAGGATACAGGTTGAGCAACAAAAGAAAGAATTGATAAGTGCAAAGGAAGTTGAGAAAAAAAGTTTTGAAATGGCGGTTGGTATTCGTGAGGCATTTTTAACGCTACCTGATCGGGTTAGTAATTTATTTGCTAGTGAAACTGATGCGTCTGCAATTGATTCAGTTATGCGTCAAGAAATTCATAGTTGTTTAGAAAGATTTGTAGAGGCAGCATGAGTAAATTATTTAACGGCGATTGTTTAGAAAAACTTGGCGAATTGCAATGTGCCTGCGTAGACGCAATAGTCACTGATCCGCCCTATGGGTTGTCATTTATGGGTAATAAGTGGGATTACGAAGTCCCTTCTATTGATATTTGGAAAGAGTGCTTAAGGGTATTAAAGCCGGGTGGTCATTTGTTGTCTTTTAGTAGCGCTAGGACTTATCACAGAATGGCCTGCAATGTAGAGGATGCAGGGTTTGAAATACGTGATCAAATCATGTGGGTGTACGGGTCGGGGTTTCCTAAAGGTAAAACGCAATTAAAGCCAAGTCACGAACCTATCGTCATGGCACGGAAGGGGGGAAAGAAACAAGAGCTAAGAATTGATGATTGTAGAGTTCCGGGCAAATTAGAAGGTGATCCGAATAGGTTTAAAAAATGTGATGGAGGCAGATTTGTTGATTTAAAGAAAGAATCAGTTGTTAGGAGTGAAGGTCGATGGCCCGCAAATTTAATACATGATGGAACAAAAGACGTTTTAGATCTTTTTCCTGTTGATGATTTATATGGCTCTGTTGCTCGGCTTTTTTATTGTGCAAAGGCATCAAACAGCGATAGGGGGAAAGGAAATAATCACCCGACTGTAAAGCCCATTGATTTAATGCGTTATTTAATTAGGCTTGTATGTCCTGTTAAAAGTGTTGTATTAGATCCTTTCATGGGTAGCGGAACAACTGGCAAAGCAGCGTTAGAGGAAGGCATGGAGTTTATAGGAATTGAACAAAGCGCCGAGTATATGGATATATCAAAAAAAAGGCTTACTAATGTTGCATATCAAGCGGGGTTGTTTACATGAACCCATTTCAGAAAGGATTTATAGAGGGCATTATCCCGCCAAAACCGATGACGGTTAGCGAATGGAGTGATAAACATCGAAGGTTAAGCAGTAAAGGAAGTAGCGAGCCGGGGGTTTGGCGTACTTCTAGAACACCTTATTTAAAAGAGCCGATGGATTGTTTGTCGGTAACTAATACTGATGTTCAAAGAGTTGTAATGATGTTTGGCGCTCAAACAGGCAAGACAGAAGCGGGTATTAATTTCCTCCTTTATACGATTGATCATTGCCCTAGTTCTGTTCTTTGTGTAGCTGCGTCGCTAGACATGGTGAAAAGAATGAGCCGTCAAAGGTTAGAGCCAGCCTTTGAAGAAACGCCAGTTATTAAAGCGAAGATTGCACCGCAAAGATCAAGGGATGCTAGTAATTCAATGTTTATAAAAGAGTTCCCGAATGGAATATTGATGTTGACAGGTAGTAACAGCCCCGCCGGATTGCGTAGCGCCCCAGTTAGATATTTATTTCTTGATGAAATTGATTCATATCCTTCAGATGTTGCGACCTCCGGGGGGGCTTCAGAAGGTGACCCAGTTGAACTAGCAATTAAAAGAACATCAACCTATAGCCGTAGGAAAATATTAATGACGAGTACACCAACAACAAAAGATTTCAGCAGGGTTGAGAATGAATTTAGGTCGTCAGATATGCGTAAATTTTGGGTTAAATCCCCTTGTTGTGGCAAATATCAAACACTTGTCTGGGGTCAAATGAAATGGGAAAACCGCGATGCGTCTACGGCTAAATATGAGTGCGTACATTGCGGAGAAAGATTTGACGAAACACATAAAACCGCATTGTTAAGAGAAGGGGAATGGAGGGCAGAAAAACCAATGACAAGAAAGACAGCAGGGTTTCAAATGAGTTCCTTATATAGCCCGGCGGGTTGGTTAACTTGGCCTGAATTAGTTGAGGAATTTCTAAGATCAAAAGATGACGCACCTTTATTTAAGACCTTTGTTAATACTCGTTTAGCTGAAACATTTGACGAAAGCTATCAATCCCAGTTATCAGCCGAGGCGCTATTAGAACGGTGTGAAAAATATATGCCCGGAACTATCCCTGAAGATGTTTTATTTTTGGTAATGGGTGTTGACGTTCAGGGTGGATCAGGAACAAAAGATGAACGTATCGAAGTTAGTACGTGGGGGATAGCGCCAGAGGAACATATGTATTTAATTCAGCATGACGTTATTTATGGTGATCCAAACCAAGGGACGGTATGGGAAGGGTTAGATATATTGCTGACAAACGAATATGAACACCCAAACGGCGGCAAGTTAAAAGCTGAATGTTGCGCCATAGATACAGGTGGATTAGCAACGCAGGCCGTTTATAACTATTGCCGTCAACGTCAAGGGCTAGGGGTTATTGGAATTAAAGGTAGTAGTCAATCAGGAAAGCCAGCGATAGGTCGCGGGTCACGGGTTGATCTTAATTACAGGGGCAGGGCAATTAAAAAGGGTGTGATTGTTTATATGGTTGGAAGTGACACGATTAAAGATGTTTTATTTGCTCGTTTAAAGTTCAATGATAAGCTTCATTTCCACGCGCAGACAGACGAGGAATATTTCAAAGAATTTACAGGTGAAAGAAGAGTCTTAAAGAAAAACGGGAGGGGTACGGAATACGTTCAGAAAAAGAATCAATCAGTTGAGAAATTAGATTGCGCTGTTTATGCCTACGCTGCCTTGAATCATTTGTATCAACGCTTTCCTCGCGGTAAAATCTACGAAATCTTTACTAATAGACTCTTAAAATCGGTTAAATCAGATAAAAACAACTTAAAAGACGCTAAAGTTAATACGTCTGCGAAGCGTAATTATGTTAATTCTTGGTGATGTCCTATGACTTGGGTTTCATCTTTCCCGCCTGTAGTAACAGCAGGCACAACCGTTAACTGGGAAGACGGATCGGCAACAGTTGGTTTTGATGTCGATGCAACCTCGGCTGATTGGACACTTACTTACTACTTAAGAACTAATACGGCTTCTGAAGGGGCGACAGTTATGGGAAGTTCCTACAATCAGGGTTGGCGCTTTACCGTTGCATCCTCTGTTACGACGAACTTTGATAAGGGTGATTGGATTTGGGCGGCGGTTATTAGTAAAGGGTCAGAAAGTTATCAACTGGCAACGGGTGAATTTAAAGTTAAAGAATCTTTGGTCTATACAGGCACACCCGCCGCACTAGATAACAGAACAACGAATGAAGTTGATAGAGATAACATCAAAGCCGCGTTAAGAAAATTTAGTGATGGCGCACAAGAATATTCAGTTGGTGGGCGTACCTATAAAAGGGTTGATATTGAAAAACTACATATTGAATTAAATCGGATTAATCAGGAAATATTTAGAGAGAACGACGCGGAGAAAATAAAGCAGGGATTAGGTAGCGGTAAAAGAGTATTCGTTCGCTTTGGTTCTTAACAATGGGATTTTTTAATCAAGCTATTTCAGACGTTTTTAAATCTGAACCAGAGGAAAAGGTTACGACCATGCCAAAGAAAAGGCGTAATTATCAGGGGGCAAATTCAACCCGATATAACTACGGTTGGATGGCGGCAACAACTAGCGCCGATAATGAGATTAAAGGAAGTATTAGCAAGCTAACGGCAAGGGCTAGGGAATCTTGTCGAAACAATCCTTATTGCCGTCAAGGTCAAAGAAGTTTTGCTTTAAATGTTGTTGGGCAAGGTACAAGGATGCAAGCCCAGACAAGGAAACAAAGGGGCGGCAAGTTAGATAAAAAGATAAATGATGCGATAGAAATGAAGTGGAAACAATGGGGTAGATATGATTCAGTCTCAGCTAATGGGCGTGATTGTTTTGCGGATATAGAACTAATTATTGCTAAACAATTATTTGAAGCTGGTGAAATATTTGTTCGGTTAATTAAAAAACCTTTCGGGCGTTCATCTATTCCTCTTGCTTTGGAATTGCTAGAGCCTGAACAGTTAGATAACGATTACAACGGCGGCACTAGAAGTAAAAACAATACATGGCGTTTAGGAATTGAAAGGGACGGATTCAATAGACCTGTTCGATATGCCTTCTTTAAAAAACATCCCGGCGACACCCCTTTCCCTGTCCCTGTTAATACGAAACAACATATGTTGATTAACGCGGATGAAATAATTCATCTGTTTGTTACTGATAGAGCTAGTCAAACAAGGGGTATATCAATGCTTGCGCCTGCTTTGGAGGCAATGCACCAATTAGA